CATCAGGGAAAAACCGTCCGGAAGGACCCATTGTAGGCCGTTCCCACACTCTCCTGTACAAGTCATATACAGCTGTTGAGCTGGTGGAAGGTGAGGCAGGTAGCCCCCTTTCGGTGGCCACCTGGACGGGCTGGGCGGGATGTGTGGCTGCGGCCGGCTGGGCCGTCAGGCCCCAGCCGAAAGCCGCTGCCACACAGGCCCGCCCTGCCACACCTTCCCCCTGCCGCACCCTACGGGGTGGTGTAGTAATTCCCCGTAGGGGGCTTGCCACACCACCCTCCCGACCAGTTCCAAGGGTAGGTGTGGCAAGGCTGCCACACCCTTTGCCACACCCCTTGCCACACCCCAGCAAAGTGGTCATAATTTGACCACCACACCCCAGCAAAGTGGTCATTATTCGACCACCACACCCCAGCAAAGTGGTCATTATTTGACCACCTTAGCCTTGAACAGAAGGCCTCTGTTGGCCGGGTTCACCTGGGCGAGGAAGGTACCGCAGTCCTTCACACCGTCCTCTTTGAGCAGTTCTTCCAGATGGTGGGCACTGATGATCGAGTCGACCAATTGACGGGTATTCTTCTCGCCCCAGTTCTCACGCTTGGCGATGGACGGAATCAGGTTCCGGGGCGATATCCACGAGTCGGTCAGGTAGGAAGCAAAGGCTGCGTCATTGAGATCGTCAGGGGGCCTGTTCTTGGCATTGGCCGGCCTGGCGCCTTTCAGACGCTCAGGGGCGTGTTCTGTAGGCTCCCAGACCGGGAAGCGCCAGCGCAGGACGATCGGCGAGGGACGGGGCCACGTTCGCGCCACAGCCTCCAAGGTGAAGCAATCGGCCTCCTCGTGTTCCCTCATGACCATGTGGCTGTCACAAGAGCCCACGATGGCCCCAGCGCCCCGGCCGACGTCGGTGATACTCTTGCCGGCCTGGTTGCCCTTGGCCGAGTGGTGAACGACAACCACCCCGGAGTGGTCGAGCAAGGAGGCCAGCTTGTCGATCTGGTTGTAGACCTGGGCCATGGCCGCGTTGTCGTTCTCGGACGTTCCCTCGGGCAGGAAACGGGCCAGACAGTCCAGGATGATCAGCACGGGCTGGAGCTCCTGGAAGTGCTTGATGATCCCGTCGAGCTTGTCCAAGGTCTGCCACTTGCCACGCAACGGAACGACGATCAACTGGCCCTCAAGGCTCTCCGACAGGCCCATATGCTCACGGACCGCCTTGGTGCGGGCGGTGATGGTCTCCTTGTGGAGCTCGTTATCGATGATGACCACCGGGCCCGGGTGGCAGAACCAAGTCGGATGCAGCCATGCGCGGCCACTGATGGCCGACCACGCCAGGCTGTAGGTGATCCAAGTCTTTCCGACCTTCGTAGACGACACGACGTTAAGCGTCTCGCCCTGCCTGAGCAGGTTCTCGATCACCGGCCGGCGATGCTCCGAGCCCACCTCGGCGCGGAGATCCGCCAGGGTGTAGACCCCGGCCTCCCGCATAGACCGCCAGATGGCCTCGGCAGACAGTTGGTCGACCAGTTGGCGACCGCCTTCGGGGCCAAGCTGGGCGGCGACGTCGTTGGCGTCGATCTTCTCGGTCATGAGGTGTTCCTGGCTGGGGGCGGCGGGGTACACTTGATGCACATCGGGCAGCCTGGCTCTCCCCAGGCTTCCCAGAACTCAGTACCTCCACAGGCCGGGCATGGGCCTTCCGGCCGCGGGTGATGCTCAATGAAGAATCGATGGGTGAGCCTGATCGGCGCCCCGTTCTCAGCCGGCACGGTGACCAGCAACGCCCGGCCATCCTCCACGGGGGCCATCGCTCCGGCTGCCTGGTATTTGTCAGGCGCGAAACCCAAGTCGGCTGGGCTGTTGGGCGCCGGCTCTCCTCGAGGTGGCTCCGGCGGCTCCTGGGGCAGAGTGAAGTTGAAGGTGGCCACGGCCAAGCCGGCACGTCGCAGGCTGTCGGCCATGCAGTCCCGCCACTTCCGGCCGGCATCATCGTTGTCGAAGCCGATCAGCACTCGCCGGGGGGCGGCCCTGACGATCCGGTCGACCAGCCGCGGCGGGAGTTTGCTGCTCTCTCCCGACGTGACCGACGTAGCTGCGTAGCCCATACCGATCATGGCCAGAGCCTTGAGTTCCCCTGGGCATAGATAGAGGCGATCGGTCCCAGGCCAATCCTCCGGAGGCGGCCAGAGCGTGTATGTGCCGTTCCTGGGCTTCTCGGGCGGGTATTTCCCGAACGGCGCCCAGAAGCACTTCGGCAGGTTCCGGGTCCGCTGGTCGCGCTTCATTTCGGTGTGGAACTTCACCCCGACGAGTTGTTCTCCGGCATCGGTGATCGGCAGCACCCATCCGGTCACCTTCGAGCGCCATCCCCGGAACTGAACGTCGATCAGGAAGCCCAGCCGGTAGCGCGCAACCAGGTCGAGGTCGGCGATCCCTCGTTTGCCCAGAAGCAGCCGCTCCTGAATGTCCTGGTTGCCCATGAGGAAGTTGTGCGCGTCGACGATGAGCCGCTCAGCGCGGATGCGGTCGATCCGGGGCTCCTGATAGTCCTCGTCCCGGCCGATCTTCACCCCGAGCTCGCGCTCGATGGCACGGAAGGCCTCGGCCGCGGTCCCACAACCATACTTGCGCATAGCTGCGTCGATGACCGTTCCCGTCCCGCAGCCGGCAAAGCACTTCCAGAGCCAGACGCCATCCGTGCCCTGCCAGATCGAGAAGGAGCCGTTGCGGTCCTCGTGGAAGGGGCAATGCAGGTGCTTACCGATGCTCTTCTGGCCGGTCAGGGCCAGGAGCATGTCGCGGTCACGCTTGAGGGCGGAAAGGTCCACGAGCTACTCGTCTTCGTCGTAGTCGAGAATGTCAGCGCCACCCGAAGTCTGTTCGACGCCCAGGCCCTCCACACATTCAGAGCAGAACTTCTTACCTTGTTTGTCACAGTCCTTGCAGACCAGCTTCATGCAGTATTCGCAGTGAACGAAGTCTTCTTTCGGCCCCACGGCCCCACATCTGCCGCAGGTGTATCCTCCAGGTAAGGCCATGGCTTTATCTCCTCACAATCCTGTTCAGTTCAGCGAACTCCTTAGCTTTTGGGCGGCTCGCCGCAGTTCGTGCGTGATGTAAGCCTGGCGGGCGGCCGGATGCGGGGCGTAGATCAGCGGACCATGCCATAGGCCGGCAACGGCTGCCCCGGCCATCTGGCCAAAAGCCAGGACGATGTCAGGGCGCTCGCGCTCCAAGACTGCCGCAATGTGAGCGTGATCAGGTTTACAGACCTTGCGGGCGTTGCCGGCGATCTCCCGGCTGGCCTCTTCCCATAGAATCTGCTTGCAGAGGTCCTCGCCGAATGCTGCCTTGAGCCGTTTTCCGGTAAGACATCCGGAAAACAGGGCGTAAGCGATCAGGCGGCGACGGTACTCCTCGCCACGCCGCGCGATGCATTCGCGGGCCCTGTCAGGGTTATTGACCCAAATGTTCTGCAGGAAGGCGACGATCTTCACTGGCTGCCTCCTTCATAGATCAGCTTCCATTCGTTACCATCGTGCTCGATCTCGATCGGAGCCACGAGCCACGTCTCGCCGGCGAGGACGCGCCGCGCCCAGATGTCCACCAGCCCCATGCTCGCGAGGGCGGCCGCCGGCACGTCGCCCTTGGCCAGCGCGTCCAGCGGCCGCTCCTCGAAGGCGATGCCCTGCTCTGCCAGAGAGCGTTTCCGCTCCTGGCAGGCAGAGCAAAGCGGCATGGTGTAGAGGATGCGCACGAGTTACTTCTTCTCGGCCGGCTTCTTCGCCGCAGGCTTCTTCTCGACCTTGAGTTTCGCCGACGCTTCGGTCTTCGGCGTGCCATCGGCCTTCAGGTTGGCCCAGGACCTCGGCTCGGGGATTTCCTTGGCTGCTTCCACACGCAGCTTGGCCAGGTCGATCTTCAGGAGCTTGGCGATGGCCTCATGCTCGTTGGTCAGGATGTTCTCTTCGGGCGGGCAGAAGTTCATCCTGGACACCAGCACTCCCCGGACCTGTCTCCATGCCTCCGCCACTGCATGATCGCGCTGCATCCCGGCGAAACGAGCCCAATCCTCGCCGGTGCCGTTGTCGCTGCCGCAGAAACTCCGCGTGTCGGCGTAACGGTCCTCCGTGCCGAACGTGGCCAGCAGCCGCCAAAGCTGGTCTTCGCTCAGACCGCTCTTGTCCCACTCGATATTGATCACGACGTCATAAAGCTTGTCGTTGACCAGTACCTCGCGCCGGAGGTTGAGCTCCTCACGCCTCTTGGCCAGCGGAAGCGGCTTGGGCCTACCATCCGCGCCCAGGGGTCGCGCCTTGCGCCCGCCGCCGGTCGAGGAGTCGCTCTTCGGTTTCGCCCAAAAGACGTTGCCGGGGGCCTTGCCATCGACCATCAGGCAACAGACCGCCCCCTTGTCGGTCTTCTTGCAGCGCTCGACGTTGTACGCCGGCAGGGTATGCCCGAGATCGCTCTTGCCGTAGTACTCGGTCACCAGTTGGACCAGGCCGTGCTCCTTGGCCAGGCGGTCACGGGTGCGAGCCAGGTGGGCGCGGGCCTTGCTGTTCCAGCAGGCGTCGTCCAGGCATCTGTCATCCGTCTTGACCTTGGCATCGCTGACGCCGTCGTCGTCGAACAGGCCAGGCTTGCAGGATGAACGTTTCTGGCAGGCCGAGCACGCTCCGGCCTTCGGGTCGAGGGTGGCGTCGTCGATACCCCAAGGGGCGCGCTTGAGTTCCCGGGTTATGTTGGCCAGACGGTTCTCAAGCTCGCGGAGGGTACCGCACCACTTCAGGCTGTTATCCTCCAGCAGCCTCAGCTGCACGTCCGCCGGCAGCCTGGCGATCAGCTCGGCGTGGGCCGCGCTCCAACCGAGGTATTCCTGGCTCTCCAGGGCCTTGCACCACTCCGGGGCCAGGCTGTTGAGTGCCGCGCGGCGCAGAACCCAACTCGGGCTCTTGCCCAGGTTTGCCGCGATGGCCTTGACCTCCCACTTGGCATCCAGGAGGGACTGAATGCCCTTGGCCTCCTCCAGAGGCGTCAGGTCCTCCCGGTGCAGGTTCTCGCAGACAGTGATCTCCAGGGCCTGCTTGTCGTCGAGCTCCTTGACGATGGCCGGGATATCCTTGAAGCCAGCCTCGATCGCGGCTGCGTGACGCCTGGCCCCGGCGCGCAGGTCGTACTTGCCCTTCTCCCTGGGGTGTGGCCGAACGAGCACCGGCTCGAGGACGCCCAACGCCTTCACGTTGGCGCAGAACTCCTTAAAGGCCGGATCGTCCTTGCGGATCTTGCGGGGATTGTCCTTGGTCGGGATCACGTCGCTTAGAGGCAGGAGGGCTCCTATGGGGGCAGTCATGCTCATTTCTCCTTTACCACTTTCTCACGCTGCGCGGGCCCAGTGCCCACGCGACCACCAGCAGCAGGTAGACCACAGCCACGAGGCCGATGGCCAGGTCAGCGATCACGCGACGCGCCTCTTCACGCAGTTGCAGGGAACAACCATGCCGGTCTCGCGCCGGCGGCCGTCCCACCCACGGCCATAACAGGCCTTGCAGTTCGGATCGGGGTCGCCGGTCTCTATCTCTTCGATCAGGTCGATCTGTTCGTCATGTCGGAGCGCCCTGATGCGACCGGTCTTCTTGTTCAGAGCGAACCTCGGCCTGGTCAACGAGTCCTCGATCCGCCGAACGTACGCCATGATGGCGCCGGCGAGCTCTCTCTCCTCCTTGGCTTTTGCAAAAGAGTCCGCAGAGTGGCGATGCATATCGTTGGCCAACTTCAGAACTTGGTCGGAAGCGTTCAGTTGCTCCCGGGTGTTCCGTCGCTGCTGCCACGCCAACGACAACAGAATCAGCCCTGCCGCCAGCACCAGTATTGCCACGATCATCAGCACCATGGACCTCGGTCCTTTCGCTATGCCCTCACGCAGAGAGCGGACACGTCGATGTGCAATTGGCCGCCGCGCCCCTCGACGCTCGGGAACCGCGGAGGCTCACTGTGTTCAGACTGGGACTCAGACAGCGCGGAGATCCGGCCCTGGCCATCGATGGGCGGCCAGCGCCGCCGGCGCTCTATGCCCTCCAGCGCCACAAGAAGATCAGCGGCAAAGCCGAAGCGGACGCCATCGGGGCGATCGGCGACCGCCTGCAGGCAGACCCTCCATCCCGCCGGAATCAGCCCGCCGACGCGACCTATGGCGCCGCGCAGAGCCACCCTCTGCAGGTCGGTGCTGGGCTTGACTCGCTCGGCCTTGCCGATGGTCTTGCGATCGGCCATGAGGCCGGCGGCATCACAGGCCACCACCAGGGTTCGGATAACGGACTCGATCCACGCCAGCGCTACCGCCGGATCGGAATCCTTTACGCGCTCAGCGGCCTTTGCCGGGTCGACCGGGCCTTCCCACTCGGGCCGCTCGGGCGGCTCGCCAAGCGCCTCGGCGTAGCCCAACTGAAAACTGCCAAAGAGGTCATGCGGATCGTAGAAGACCGCCTCGACCTTTCCCTGGTGGCTCCTTAGCAGTCGGCCGATCTCCTGGACAAACCGCACCCGGCTTTCCACCGGCCGGCGCAGCAGCAGCCAGCGCAGCCATGGGTAGTTCGCCCCCTCGGCCAGCAGGTTGACATGGACGGCGCAGCGCAGTTCTCCGGCCTGGAGCTGCCGGAGGATGGCCCGGCGCTGTCGAGGATGCTGCCGCGAGTGGACAGCCTTCGCTGGGAACCCTCTCGATGTCAGGAGCGCCGCGAAGGCCTCGGCATCCTCAATGTCGGCGGCGTTGGCCAGACCGGGCCCGTGGGCATCGGCGATCATCTGAATGCAGGTGTCATCGATTCGGCCACCGACTGCCGCATGAACGATCCGCCAGGGACAGACAACGTTGTCGGCCTGGGCCTGTGCCACCCCATAGCGGTAGATCATGGTGTCGAACAGCGTGATGGCCTCAAAGAGACCGGCACGGAACGGCGTCGCCGTCAGACCCAGGGAGTGGGCTGGAGCCAGGTTCTCAAAGTCATCGAGGATCGTCTTGCACTCTGAACGGTGGACCTCGTCGGCGATCCAGAGGGCGACCTTGCGCCCCAGAGTCTTGAGCCTGGCGGATAGCGCCGGGACGCTTGGGATGCAGCAGACCACGACATCAGCCAACCGCTTCCGCCTACCGTACCACACTCCGATTGAGCGCTCGAAACCGCACCGCTCGCGGATGGCCCCGTACAGGTCTTCGACGAGCATTTCGGTTGACGTGGACACGACCACGACCTCGCCGGCAGCGAGTTTGACCGTTCCACACAGTTCACGCACAAGGAGAGACTTCCCGGCACCCATGATGGCCGAGATCACCGCCGGTTCGGGATCAGGCTGGGCGAAGTGACCGGCGACCGCGGCGAATGCCTCCTCCTGCCAACGGCGGGGCCGACACCCTGGCCAGGTGGGAGCGGCGAACTCAAGCACCGGAGGGCTCCACGGTCACCCGGACCCGGTATTCCAGCCCGATCTCCTGGCGGTACTCCCAGACTGCCGCCCCCTCGTCCCCATCGTTGATGCCGAGAACGTCGGCGATCCCATCCCGAACATGCTTGGCCGAGCGCTCGAGGTTGTCGTCATCGAGTTTCCGTTTCCCATGGCGAGTGATGGTCACGATCACCGGTAGCACGGGACGGCCGGCCGCCAGGATGGCGTTGGCCAGCTCAAGACGAGCGCGATCACGCTCCTCCTTCGCCTTGCGAGTGCGCTTGAAGCGCCCCCAGTCACGGCTGACGTTGGGCGAATCGAGCTTGGCTTTCCAGGAAACGTCGATCACGAGGATCTCCGGCGCTGAAGATGGATGGGGCTGGCGGCTGCGTTCGTTGGCTTCAGCCTTGCGCAGCGTTGCCCGGCCTGCTCAAGCCGCGCCAGCCCGGGGGGATCAGTAGGGGACCTTGGCGGTCTCCTTGGCCGCTTCACGAACCTTGGCCCAGTCGGCGGGGCTGAACTGCTCCTCGCTCTTATCCGGGAAGGTTTCCTGCAGTAGCGATGACCACCACTGCTCGGCCTCGTTGGGCCGCGCCTCCAGGAGCGCCTGCCAGGCCTCGTCCTTCGTGCATCCCGCCGGCGCGGGCGGACGCGGAGCGGCCGGGGCCGGCTTCGCCACGGGCGGCGGCTTCGGCGCCCCGGCCGGTTTCGGCGGGTTCGCCGGCGCCCCGGACAGAGCCCGAAGCTTCGAGCCGAGTCGGTTCTGGATGGCCTTCAGGCCGCCGATGTCGGACTTCTTGACGCCTCCACCGCCGCCCTCGTAATTCTCCGGGTTCAGGTACTTGACCTTCAGCCGTTTCTTGTTGTTGTAGGTCTCGAAAGCGGTCACCACCTGCACCCGCGGCAGAGACGCCGGGTCCACGCTCTGCAGCCACGTCACGTCGCAGCCATCCCAACCAAGCGCCGCCTTGAGGTTGTCGATGTTGACGGTGTTCAGGCTTCCGTCGCGGTTCTCCAGATAGTGCCACCCGGTGAGTTCGGCGTCTTCGGCCGACACGTCAGCCCATTCGCCGTTGACGAGCTCGTAGGCCATCTGGTAGCTGACAATCGCGCAGGAGAGCTTGTTGGGACCGTCCTCCACCACCCCAATGCTGTTGACGGTGGCGAGAAATTTGCCGGCTCTGTTGAGCATAACCATGGGTTTACGCCTCCTTCTTGTCAAAGAGAGCATCCCAAAGCGCCGTGGAGAACTTCTCCAGCGGAATGGGATCGGTCAGCTTGCGGGACTTGGCCATGCAGTGCGGAAGTTCGTTGGGCCAGATCGTCCGCGTTCCCTGACCCTGCCCCTTCCCCTCCTTGTCCACCGCCACGTCGAAGCCAAGGAAGAGCAGATCATCGAGCCATTCTTTGATCCGGAGCCGGATCGAACCCTTGCCGCTGGCGGGATTCTGGAGACGCGGCTCGTAGCGAATCCAGTCCTCGCCGGCAGGGTTCGGCACGTTTGCGGTGCAATCGTGCATGACGAGGATCACGTTGCGGCCCTCGCGCACGTGCCGGTCGAGGTCGCCCAGCAGCGGTAAAAAGGTGTCGTAGACGTGCTGGAAGCCCTTGCCAAAGCCGTAATCCTCGATGCGCGTGACCTTGTGCCCCTTCTCGTGAGGCACGGTGGCCAGCGTCTCGGCGGTGGCGAACTCCTCCATTCGAGTGGCAGGGTCGATCATGATGTTCTTGATCTCGTCCCAGCCGGGAGCGTTGAGCTTCGCGCGCAGCTCCTGCCAGTTCTCCACCGGCACCGGGCGCAGATCGAGCCCGTGAAGCTCGGTCAGGACCGACAGGGAATCATCGAGGTCCACGACGGCCACCGGGCCGCCAGGCACCGTGGCGGCCAGCGTGGTCTTGCCGGCACCCCCGGGCCCGTAGATGCCGATCCTCCGGGCGGTGCGGGGCTGGAGCTTGCCGAACGTCACACGCGTGATCGGCGCGGTGCCATTCAGTGCCGGGGCCTTGGGCGCTGGCGGTGGCGGTGCGGGTTTGCGGGTGGCGGGCGGGGCGGCGGTACTCATGTGGCATCCTCCAATTCCGGGTGCACGTTCTCGACCTGCACGAACCCGGTTGGCGGCAGGCCGTCGGGCGTGATCTTCACGCCGTTGAGACACAGCTCCTTGAAGTCGCAGTTGCGACAGTTCATCTGGTTCACGTTGCGGAACCACAGTCCGGATTTCCGCACGGCCATGAGGTACTGGGCCTGCTGCCATAGCTCGGCCTGGAACTCGGAGAGAACGTCCTCGGTGCGGGGAACCTCCCGCCGCTGATAGTAGAAGTCCGGACGAACGCCGATGTCTTCCAGAAGCCGCTTACCAAACTCCTCGGCGGTCTCCTGGCGCGACAGAAGGACATATCCCTGGGCGCTGTCGGCGGTCTGCCGCGGCGTCCCGTCCTTCTTCATAACTCGCTGGCCGTTGCCATCGACAACGATCTTCAGGTCGTGCTCGTCGAGCTCCGGGATCTGTCGCGGACTGATCTCAGGCTTGCGGGTCACGTCATAGAGCGCCGTGGCTACGTCGAAGCCCAGCGCCCGGGCGGCCAGGACGTACAGGCTGACCTGCGAGTCATACCGCAGGCGGAGCCAGTAATCGGACTCGGGGCCGATATCCTGGCCGCAGGTCTTGTACTCCAGCACCGCCAACCGCCCATCGGGCATCCGGACGATCTTGTCGATCTTGCCGCAGACCACGAACGTCCGCGAGCTGCGTCCGGTGTCGGGGTTAACGAGCGGCAATTCGAAAGCTCGCTCGTTGGCCACCACTTCGAGGTTGTCGGCCTCGTAGCGCCAGAAGTGGCCGGCCAGCAGATTGCGGACCGTCTCGCGCTCCACCGCCCAGGCCAACGGGTCAGCCCACTCGGGGATGTTGTCGTACTCGGTGGCCGCCTTGACGATGGCGTTGGGGTCGCCGTTGCCGTGAAGCTCCTGGCCCTTGTGGTAGACACCGCCGAGCCTGAGCGGGGCCGAGGTCCTCACCCGCTGCAGGCGGCAGATGTACTTAAGGTAGTAGAGCCGCAGACACTTCTTGGCGTAGCCCATGAGCGAGTTTGTCATCCGTTCCATCACTTCCTCCCCGCCAGCGCCAGGATCACGGCGCCGGCCAGACACAAGTAGGTGATCACCGTCAGGATCAGGTTGATGTGGGCATAGGTCCGGAGCTTCACGTCAGTTGCCCTTCGCCATCCCGCAGAGCCCGCAGACGAAGCCGACCAGCAGGACCACGCCAGAGGCGATGCCCGAGGCACAGAGGATCACGAGCGGGTCCATGGGCAGCAGGTGGTCGAGGAGACTCATATCGACCTCACCCAGCACTTGAAGGCTGTGCCTCCACCGTACTCCCGCAGCTCCAGGTGGGCGATCAGGCTGCCGCAGATCACGTCCACGCCCTGAGTCATCATCAAGGCCTTGAGCGATGCGGCGGACAGGTGCGGATGCTCTTCCTTGATCTTGGCCCAGGCGCGGGTCTTGATCGTGTTGTAGCACTCGCCCAGGATCTCGGAGGCTTTGGCCAGGGGCATGCGCTGGCCCTTCATCTTGAAGAGCGTGGCCATCAGGCACCGCCCTTCCGGGCCTCGGCCTCGCACGCCCGGCGCCAAGCCCGGTACCGGACCGCCCGTCCCACGGCCCATGGCACCCCGAAGTACAGGACAAGGGCCGCCGCCCCGCCGATTATCATGCCCACGGTTGCCTGTAGATCCACCGCCCCTACTCCTTTTTCTTCTCGGGCGCGGCGGGCGGGGTGAGGGCGGCGGTTGCCTTGCGCAACACCTCGTCCATGCCGTCTAGTTCGGCCATCGCGTGTTGCTCCTGAGAGAGCTTGACCTGATTGTCCGCCAGCGTTTCAGCCGCAATGCGCTCTTCAACCATCCGAATTCGCACAGCGATGTAGAATCGGAAGTCCTCCAGCGCCTTTCTAGCCTTCGCAAGCTGGCGCTCCAGCCGCTTGCAGCGCGAACACGCCGGGAACCCCGTCGGCTCCGGCGGCGGCTTGATCTTCGGCATGACCGCGCCGTCGGGCAGGGGCACATTGAAATGGCGCTCGGGCAGAGGCGGAACCGCCACCTGGGACGTCTCCAGGATCGTCATCTTGCCGCGCTCCGGGTCGAGGCGGTAGCCGACGCCTATCGCGTGGGGCGGCAACGGCGGCGCCGGCGGCTTGACTACATTTTCGACGGGCGGCGGGTTGAAGCCGAGGCGCGGATGGGGCGGCGGCGGAATCCTCGGGCAGTCCGGCAAGCCGAAGTGGATACCGAGCAACCGCGCCCACCACGGACGCTTCGACGGCTTCGGCTCGAAGTCGGCGCAGTTGTTGCAACCGTTCTTCTCTCGGCAGATGGCGTTGACGAACACCCGCAAAGGCGGATGGACCGGAGAGCCGGGGCGCGTCTCTTCGATAGGATGTGCCGCGCACTCTTCCTGCGGGTTGTAGTGATATTCCGTCGATCCCGGTCGTTGGCCCCACGGGATGTAATGCCGACATTGGTCGCAGTAGACGCTCATCTTGTCACCGTCCTATCCTCCATCCCCAATGAACACGGCTACAGCCAAACAGGTCGCGACAACCACCGCAACAGATAACCAATTCGCCGTCTTCTCGTCCGCGTCTCACCTACTCCTTCCTCAAGGCGTCCCGGACTTCGCGGACAACGTTGCCCCCGACCATCCGGCGCAAGTCTCCCTTGTCCAGCATCCTCCGGGCCGTCCCCGGGTCGTACACCTCCAGAATCGGGCCGGACTTCACCGGGACGCCGTGCACCGCTATCTGGATGCTGACCGTCAGGTACGGGTCCCCGCGCTCGTCCCCAGCCACGGCGTTGCACCCGGCCCATGGCCGTCACGTACCGGCCGGCGGGAGCCGATGCCGGCACAGCGTCTTGCGAAGCTGCGCAGCCCACGCAGAAGGGAGTCGCTTTGAAAGCCTTTGCGGCGTCCTCGAAAGTCACGCTACCGGGCATCCTTGCCCCGGAGCGAAGACGAGAACCCCGACGATTGGCCACTGTGTCCAGCAGCGGCGCGCCGGGCGGCGCCTTGAATCGTCGGGGTGCTCGTGTTCGCTCTGGGACCGTTCTGAGTCACTCATGTTCTCCGCTGCTGGACACCCAGAGATTAACCGATGTCGGTGCCGAAGTCAACACCGAAATCAAGGAAAAGCGGCCGGCGATCAAGTTCCACTCCCAGGAGGAGCTCGCCCGGGTCTTCGATGCCTGCGACGCGTGGGCCAAGAAGTGCCCGCAGTCCCGCTGGCTGCCGATGGCCGCGCGGGTGGCCTACGGCACTGGCCTCCGGGCCTCCGACCTGACCAGGATGGACTGGAGCCACGTGGATCTGAAGCGCGGCTGGCTCCACGTCCCGCCTGGAAAGAACGACGAGGGCCGGGAGATCCCGCTGTCTCCAGTGGCCCGTGCGGCGCTCGAGTCGTTCAGGGGCAAACGGCAGGGACTCGTCTTTCCAGACTTCGTCACCGCCCATCCCCCGCTCGAGCGGGCCCTGAAGGCTGCCGGGCTGCCGCACTGCGGATGGCACCACTTCAAGCACGACTACGTGAGCCACCTGCTGCTCGCCGGCGTCCAGCTCCAGACCGCACCTACCTGGCCGTCGTGGGAGCGTGGGTGCGCGCGCGGCGCGAGGCCGAGTCCCGGTCGCCGGCGGCGGGCTCGGCCAGCGACGACGCCCGGGCCCGCCGGCTCAACGCCATGGCCGAGCTGGCCGAGATGGACGCCCGCAAGCGCCGCGGCGATCTGCTCGACCGCGCCGACGTGCTCGCCACGTGGCGCGAGCAGTGCGCCGTTTTCAAGACAGCGGCGGAATCGATCGGCCAGCAGAACCCCGAAGTGGCCAAGGAGCTGCACCGGGTGATCGCGCAGATGGACCGCGACCTGCGGCTGCGTTACCCGGCGCCGGCGGGGACGTGATAAGGAGCCTGACATGGGCGTGATCTACGAACCCAAGGGACCGGCCCGGGAGTATGCCGAGCTCGCCTGCAACCTGTTCCCTGTCCTGGCGCACATGACCCCCGGCGGTCAGGCCGGCCGGCCGACGCTCAAGGGCGAGGGTCCGGCCCAGGACGTGGCCCGCCGGGTGGCCGCCTACCGCAAGGCCCACCCGGGGGCCAAGTGGCCGGAGCTCTTCGAGAGGGTGTCGAACCACTACGCCAGCGTGAAGTCTATGCGATGGTCGCTCGTGAAAAGGGGGTTGGCAGATGGCTGAGCAGATGTGCTTCTTCAGCAGTCCGGTGAAGTACGGAAAAGTGCGGCAAAGTGCGCACCGGTCGGTCCCCAGCGCGGTGGACGTCGTGACGTCCGGCCTGACGCCCTACCAGTGGTTCACCCGGCGCTACCCGGCCGCGGCGCGGATCGTCGGGCCGTTCGAGGCCCGCTCGGAGATGGAGGCGGTCCGCGAGGGCATCGCCGTGCCGGTCATCCGGGCGTCGTTCGACGCGTGGTATCGCCAGCGCTTCGGCCCGCCCTGTGGTTTGTGAGCGGTGCCGGGCCACCGCTCAGTCTGCTGCTGTCAAGTGCGGCCCCTGCTACTGCCTCGCTCCGGGAATCGGGGGCCTGTAATGGGATGGGCTGGCGGCCGGATTCGCCGGCTTCGGTCTTTCGCCCGTTCGGGCTCGGGTTTTGAGCGCCCTCTTCGCCGTGCACGGCTCGAGGTGGAGCGTTAAGCCCCAATTCAACCGAGACACCTTCATGCGCCCCGCGTGTCCTTCCACGCCGCGCCAGCCCAAGGTCAGGAGAGCCCATCACCACGCGCTTCCCACCCGGAATTGCACCTCAGGTTCACCCGCGGTGCGCACCGGCCTAAGCCTTGTCCGTGTGGGCTCTCCAGTGTCAGCCGCCCGCTCCGAGGCTGAGAGTCCGGAGCGTGTAGTCGTGGGCGGCCCGCCGGCCGGAGTGGCCGGCTCAAGTTCAGCCTGCGCCGCGCAAGAGGTTGCGGGGAACTCCCCGACCATCGGCGCAGGCTCGGCCGGGAACGCCCCGGCGCGAAAGTCACCCATCGGGGAGATTTCGCCGTCGCCGTTGCGAGCGCGGCTAGATTCCGACGGGCCGGCCGCGAGTGCGGCCTGAATCGAAATCACAGGCCCACCTCGATGCCGATGCCGGCAAGGATGTGGCCCGTGGCGCTCAGTCTGATTTTAGCGCGGCGCAGGTCGGCGCCGCTCAGGTCGGCGCTGCGCAGGTCGGCGCTGCGCAGGTCGGCGCCGCTCAGGTTGGCGCTGCTCAGGTTGGCGCTGCTCAGGTCGGCGCCGCTCAGGTCGGCGCTGCTCAGGTCGGCGCCGCTCATGTCGGCGCCGCTCAGGTCGGCGCTGCTCAGGTCGGCGCCGCTCAGGTCGGCGCTGCGCAGGTCGGCGCGGCTCAGGTTGGCGCGGCGCAGGTCGGCGTTGCGCAGGTCGGCGCCGCTCAGGTTGGCGCCGCTCAGGTTGGCGCTGCGCAGGTCGGCGCCGCTCAGGTTGGCGCCGCTCAGGTTGGCGCGGCGCAGGTCGGCGCTGCTCAGGTCGGCGCCGCTCAGGTCGGCGCCGCGCAGGTCGGCGTTGCGCAGGTCGGCGCCGCTCAGGTCGGCGCCGCTCAGGTCGGCGCTGCGCAGGTCGGCGCCGCTCAGGTTGGCGCCGCTCAGGTTGGCGCGGCGCAGGTCGGCGCTGCTCAGGTCGGCGCCGCGCAGGTCGGCGCCGCTCAGGTTGGCGCCGCTCAGGTTGGCGCTGCTCAGGTCGGCGCCGCTCAGGTCGGCGCTGCGCAGGTCGGCGCCGCTCAGGTTGGCGCCGCTCAGGTTGGCGCCGCTCAGGTCGGCGCTGCTCAGGTCGGCGCCGCTCAGGTCGGCGCCGCGCAGGTCGGCGCCGCTCAGGTTGGCGCCGCTCAGGTTGGCGCTGCTCAGGTCGGCGCCGCTCATGTCGGCGCGACCCTTGATCGCCTTCGTGATGGCGGCCATTAGGGACTCGGCCTCCATGGATAGCAGCACCTCTGCGCTCCATCGCGATTTGATTTCGATCTTCATGTTTCTCTCCTACAGGCTCACCACGAACATGACCACCGCCGCGAGGATCAGCCCGAACCCCACGATCAGCGGCGAATCACAGCGCCGGCAGTAGAGTAGCGGGCCAGTCTCGCGACCGCAGCTATCACAACGCATGCGCAATCTCCGACTCTGTTCTGCGCATCGTCACGCGCAGGTCGGCGAGTCGAAGCCGCTTCTTACGCGCCTCGTCGAGCAACTTCCATCCGCGCGAGTAGTAGCAGTCCGCGGTGGCGTTGTCGCCGGCCAGCTCGGCGGCCAGCGAACGAGCGCAGAGCGTCGAGCCGCGCTCCTGGAGCCCGGCTATTTCCGATAGCGCCTCGGCCTCCATCTGGTCGTAGAGCCGCAGGTCGTTGACGATGGCAGATTTCTCGCGGGCAGTCATCGCATTCCCCTCCAGCGGTCGGCCCGAGCGGCGATCCAGCAGGGATGCAGGCCGGGGGATTGGCGTCCCCCGGCCTGCCGGCTCCGAGCTAGGGAGTCCTCGGAGCCGCTCCCACCCCACCACGTGCGCAGCCCGCGCATCAAGGACAACCAGGACCGGCGCTTGGGTCGGGGGGATTTCGCCGGCCTTTTCCGGTCCTGGCCCTCTACGGCTCCGGGCCACAGAGACAATTGTAGATTTTCCAGGGCTCGCGAATGTCGGTCATCCGACCGAGGCGAAAACGAGAAAGCCGCCCCGGCACCACCGACCAAGGCAGGTATGGGATTGCCCCGCTGAGCGGATCGACTCCGCAAATCCGGGACGGCTTTCCGCGTCTCGCGTGATTTCATGTCCGGCGCTCTCCTGCCTCGGTCTGCGGGCAATCTACTCACTGCTGCACCTCCTATCAACGCTCGATTCCCGAGAAAATGCTAGGTTCCCGTTTGGCCGGTTCCCTTTTTAGGTATCGGCCCACTCTGCGAATCGTCGATTTTATGCGTCTGGAGAATCGACAATCGGCCCTCTTTTCGCAGCCGCTCCCGGCGCGCGCGCTGGTAGAGAGCGGCCGCGGACGGGTTCGGATCGCGCGGGCGGCCGGTTTTTGCGGCGCGGCGGGCCGGGGTCATGCCGAGAGCGTTCGAGAGTTTCGCGAGGGCTACGGCATGGGGATTTTTCGCGGGCTTCATGGGTTCCTCCCCGTTCTCCTCATCCTCGCGGCTGCGCCGCTAGAATCTGATTTTCCGGCCGGCGGCATCCCATATACCATCGTGCCCATCGTAGAGGCTCGCGCAGATGCGCGCGCCCGTGTCCGGGTGATGAGGATGAGGCTGCGCCAGCGAGCTCTCAGCGCGCCCATCGCCCATCTCGCAGGCATCCAGGGTGCGCCGCCCGTCCACCGACAGCAGCCGCACGGCGGCCGCCCAGCACTCACGCAGGGTGCGGCCCGTGATTTCCCGCCGGGTTCCGTCGTTCTCCCAGTAGTACAGAGTTTTCATGGCTTCCTCTCCTCGGGGCCGCGCCCCTTCCGGGGCTCCCGCGCCCCGCGTCTACAGGTAATCTATCGTATGCGCGCGCAATTGTCAACACCTGTTTTTATTTTTCCGTCGATTCCAAATTATACCAGTGAGGGGAACGGGACGAACGGGAACGCATCGGGTTTCGTATTGACGTGCGAGACAATCGCGATATGGTATCTGCGGAGCGAGGCGAACCGACGGGAATTAGGAGGATTGATCCATGAGGCAACGCGACAACCTGCTGCTGGTCGTTCTGGTCCTCGGAGCTATCGCCTGGCTGGCCTACCGCGGCGGCGAGGCCGGGGCGTTCGGGGGCGAGGAGCCGCTGGTCAAGAAGGTGGCGTGTGACAAGTGCGCTGCGGACGGAACGGTCGGCGTCAAAGACCCGCTGCCAGACAGGGGCGGGTTGATTCCCACTTGGGAGCAACGGATATTTAGAGGTGAAAAGCTGAACACGCGTTATTGTCGACATTGTCAAGGGCTCGGTTATATGCTCCAGTACCGGAATGGCCGAAAGGAACCCGCTACTACAAAGGAGGAGAAAGAACTCTTTGAGGCCCGCATCAACGCCCTGAACATGCAGGGACTCGTAGCTAAACTCATGCGCGACCTAGATGAAGCCAAGCTCAAACTTGCCGAAAGCCAGAAGCTGCTCGAAGCCTTGGAAAAGAAGCAGCAGGAGAAGAAGCAGACCGAAGACAAGGCCGGACGCAAAGTCGAAGCGGTCAGAGACTTCTAACGAGAGTTGGTTCGGGACTATGTTTTGAGCGCGCTCCGCGAGCACACGAATATGCCCACGCGCAGAGCCAGCGGGTCAAGATCGATGGCGTCAGCGCTGGCGTTGTGGCCGTGGCCGGTGTCGGTCACGCTGCAGGCCGCTCCGGCAGCGGCGGGGTAATTGGTGCTGGATTCATCTTCGACATACCCATAAGCTCCAGCTGGTCCGGGGGCGTCCACGGATATCCCCGTGGTTCCGGAGGCTACTGTGACGTCAGGAGTTGCCTGGTCACGCCCGCTGATGTGGCCAGGGCGCGGCTTCCCATCGGCCACGCTGGCGCCGCCAATGAGATATAGCCCGGTAGCGTAGCCCTGCTCTCCGG